CTACCTGCGTGTGTTTTACCACACACATCAATCGACCGACGGCCACGGACGTTTAATTCGGAACGTCCAAACCTAGGTGGTTGGTGTTTCCTCACCAGGGAAGGGTTACTTGTTAGCGGACTTCGACGGAGTCGAAGGGCGATGAGAAGCTAATCCAGGAGTAGTATAAGAGTGCAGATCCTCGAAGCCGGAGAATATTGTTAATATTCTAGCGAAACGCTCAGCGTCTCGCACCCGGTCAAGGGACACTGTATCCTCGAATGCGGTAAAATCCATAGTTAAATACTTAGGTATATGTGGAATAGACTCCGAGGCCTCGTATAGAGTTATCACTAACTCTTGCAAGGTCTTACCTGTCCCAATTTCAATCATGTGGGGCTGCACATCAGGAAGTTTCAATATAATTTGAAGCTTTTTGAGTTCCCGGCGGTACAACTCTGTCCACCGGGTCAGGTCTGTTTTGACCTGATCATGAAGAATTATCTTCGTGAGTGCAGCTCCTTCAGGAGACAAGGTCATTTCTGACCATGATTGAAAGCCCTCCAGCTGTTCTCGAGCTTCTAAAAACTCGAGGTAGACCCTGTCCACAGCTGACGATAGAATTTTAACTATCGATTCCCAATGATGCCACTCGTTTATTAACGAGTGGGTGGATTCTAAAGGTTTCGTCCATATTAGTGCTCTTCGCAGGAATCCTGCCAAGAACATATTAATGGACACTCGTGGGAGAAGGGAACTAGCCACTCGGCTAGAACCCGGAACCAAGAGTACCGATAGAATCCATGCCACGATCGGGTGAGTAAGTCCCCGAGACAGGTCATCTCTGATGACCGTCCAAAAGCGTGGTCTCACACATAGTTTCACAAATGGGGCAACCCATTTTGTGCCACTAAGGTCGGCCCAACCTCTTCGTGTAGCCCGTAGAGCCATTTCGACTCTTTGAGCAAGTGACGAGACACCCACAAACTCTTTAAGAGAGAGGGGTGATACATTAACAGTCCCCATGTATGATTGGTTCGCGAAGTTAAAGAAGCCAGATTCGGAGACATAAGACTTCTTCAAGTTCACTTTTATACCGAGGCTGGAGCAGACCGCTATATAACGGAGTGCCACTTTCTCGTCAGCGATGACTAAGTCATCCCCGAGAATGAGATAATCCATAAACCAAGACGCTGTGTGCATCACACTATGCAAATAAATTTTATCTGATAGCATGGAAACATAACGTGCAGGGTTCCGAGGCAGTTCCAGTTCTTTCTGTTCCACAAAGGCACAGAATTGAACCAGAAAATGATGGACCATGGCCATTGCCGACCAAGAGCTTAAGGCTCCCATAGGTTGACCCGTACCGTACCTGACGAAGTCAGAAGGCGTTACGGGGCCTTTGAGACCATTCTCTCTCACCTCAGAAGGAACTAGGAAGTTCCTACCAACAAGGATTTTCAGCCAGAGATCAGTAATTTGGTTCCCGAGGATTGGAACAAACAGAGCCCGGTAGAGTAATAGGGGGATGAGATCCGTTGCCGATGACAAGTCTACAGACCATACAACTCGATGCCTTTTCTCTGAAAAGCGCCGTAAAGCGCCCTCCTGATCAAATGTTGCATCGGTCGGGAGTTTCTTTAATATAGAAAACATCCAGTCATGTAGAGGTTTCAGGGCACAATGTGTCCAATAGTCAACAATGGCAACGACACGAACCTTCCCAGCCGGCTCAAAAAGGGCATGAAGCCGACCAAGCAACCGGGTGAGGGAAACTCCCTCATCCCAACTTGCTTTACCAGCACGTCGATCATAGCCGCCGATAAGGCTGGCATATTGATTGAACTGTTGCTCGTATGAGTAGGTCTTGGTGGGTATTATGCTACTTGCGACGAACTGGAGGGTGTTCGTGACAATCTCATACCTCTTTGCTGTCTTGAAAAATAGCTGCCGGAGCCTTTTGTCACCAGTCAAAAGGAACCATTCTTTAATGTAGTTGGAAGAGATCCCCGTGAGGGGATCAGGGTTATGCCAAATGAAGGCGTCCCTGCCAGCTCCGAGAACTACATTAGGATGGTTCGGTCCTGCCTTTGAGGAACAGAACAGTTCCTTGACGGTAAGGTCGGGCTCCAAACTAGCTCCTAAACTCCGTATCATTTTCCAGAAGACGGCGGTAAATAATCCCAAACCAATAAAATATTGGTTATAATTTAATGATGGGTGCGCCATAATAATAGTCTTCAAGGACTCTGATACACAAGGCCAAGAACCCTTCAAGGCCTTGTAAGAGTTTAATACACTTGTCCAAGTATGGATAAAGTGTATATTATGTGTACGGATTCCATGCCGTACATGTAATGGGAGGATCGAAGGTAATCCATTGGTAATCTTAATAGATACTTTAGCAGGTGACTCCTTGATGGTTAATCTTTTACCACCAAGGAAACTATTCACAATGAATAGGCACCCCTTAAGGTACTCTATGAGATAGGTTACCCCATTATGAGAATACAGGTCGAGGCATCGTGCACTGAACGTAGAACGTTCTGTCGTAACTACAGTGGATACAAGCTTCCCTCTACTCCACCAAGAC